AATGGTGCTGGTCGGATTGCCAACACCCGTGATCGTGAAACCTGAGGTCACCTCGACGCCGTTTAAATAAACGTCGAGGTCGCCCGCTTCGATGAGAAGGAACGGGATGGTGTAGGAAGGTGAAACACCGTTGGCGGCGTAGCGCTTTTCCGGTGGAACGTTTTGGACTGTCATGCTGGCCCCCTGAGTGGTGGCGGGCTAATAGTCCACTTGAACCTCATGAACGCCCGCATCTGGGCGCCAATCGTCACGCCGGGCCTCTGTCGGTTTCCCGACTATTCGGCCAATGCGCACAGGGGTTTGGGCAATTGCACCGGCGCCGGAGTCGATGTAGTCATCGTCCTGGTCGGTCAGTGCTGGGTTGAAGTCACGCATCTGGTCCCAGACCGTGCGCAACACATCGACGTGCGCCCACAGGAAGCGGGCAGACAGTGGCGGCTCGAAGCCGTCGAGGATGCGTTTCTGTTTATTGGCGCTGCTGTATTCCTCGCCAACCCCACAGCCGGTGCCCTTGAGCGCCTGCTTTAGGATTGTGGGGGCGAACCCGCCAGGCCCGTTGGTTTCGATGATCACCCGGGGGATTTGGTACTTGATCACCAGTTCGCGGATCTGGTGGACCTGGCCGCCGGTGATCCTGTCCCGGCTGTCGAACTCGGCGATTTCACCGGTCAGCCCCACGGCCAGGTGCCAATACAGCTGGCCGCGCGCGTCCGTGAGGATCAGCGAGAAGGCCGAGGCGTCCGACTTGATCTTGCCCAGTGAGCAATCCCAGTAAGCGACGGCGCCGACGATCTGCGTTGAGCCCAGGAACATGGCCGCTGCACCGTTCGCGTAGCGCATAGTTGGCTGGACGTCGTAAGGAATGATGCGGGCCGGGTCCAAGCGAACCTCAGTGACGGGCTTCGAGTGGAGCTGGTACTGCGAATCCCATTCGTTGATGGTGCGGGTTTCCCTGCGCCGCGTTTCCAGCGTCGCCATGTCGAAGCGTTCAGGCCAGGCGCTGCCGGCGTAGCAATCGACCAACGTGCCGGGTGGTGTAAAGAAGGCAATCCCGGTTTTGGTTACCTGGTAATCCTTGCCGGCCACCAGCACGCGGGCATGCTTGCCGATGCCCGAGAACACCACGTCGGGCACGAACGGCACGTCGTAGGCCGTCAGCTTGGCCTCTTCAATGCGGAACTCCTGGGCGAACATCCGGATCGTCAGGCAGTCGGCGCCCATGCTTTCGAGTTCGTCGTACAGGCTGTCATGCGTGTGGGGCGTGCCGATGTAGAGCTTGCTGCCGCCCGGCACCAGGATATGGGTCTGTTCGCCAAGCCGGTACCGGAGCTTCTCCCGCGCCTCTGGCGTCTGGATGTTGCGCGGCACCTCGACGTCATCGTTCTGGCATTCGTCGGCCCGGGCAGAGGTCACGTTCGAAAGAATACCCTTGGCAAACATGCTGGCGTTACGAAAGTCCGCGGCCCCTTCCACCCACCACTGTTCGACGGTGCCCTGGTTGGGTGGCAACAAATGACGGGTTAGCGGGTGGTTGCGGATGACGTTCTGCGTGTCGCGGCTGGTTTTGTAGGCGGTGGGGTCCGACTCCGACTGGTGCAGGATTCGGTAGGTGGGGTTCTTGTAATAGAGCCAGGCGTTGTAGATGGCGAGCAAGGTCGACTTGCCGAAGCCCCGGAAACAACGCAAAACGGCCAGAGGCCCTTTAGCCTCCAGCCAGATCAGCGCACGGACGTGGATATCTGGAACATCCCACCGCATCCGCTTTGCCCATATCAGAAAGAAAACCAGCAGGCTGACTTTCTTCTCCGGGTCAGTGGACATTGTTGCCCTTCTGCATCCGCTCGATGATGGCCTGGGCTTCGCGCTCGGCGCTGGCCAGCTCGCCATCCATCTCGTCTATGGCGTGACCAGCATCGGGCGCAGGCTTCTGCCGGTTCATTACGCCGGCGATGTTCACCACCTTGAGCAGCAGGGTCATGGTGGCGGCGGCGTTCTTCTTGCACCAATACCGGTTGCCCCGCTCTTCCTGGGTCAGCTCGGAAGGCAGTTTGCCGTCAGCGGGCCAGTTGCATGGGTCCACTTCGATGATAACAACCTCGCCCAGGCGCTCGCTGAGCGCTTGCAGTCGTGTGATTTGGTCGTCGCGCATTTACTTCGCTCCCACAGCAGCGCCAAGGCTTGGCGCTCGATCTGGTGTTGTGTCGCCCGGCTCCCACCAATACGACTGATTGAATTCCTTGCGGGCGCGCTGTTTCATTCGGCGCAGGTACCCGGGCGAGAAGTAATCCTGCAGCTGGTTGAAAATCAGGTGATCGGTAGCGGCCTTCGTGTACCAGAGGTTGGCGCCGGGGATGTGGCTCTTTGCTAATGCAACGAGATTACCGCCGACCTGACTGCCCTTACCTTCGGTGGCATTGCCCTTCAGCATCGAGAGCGCATCGATGTCGCTCGCTATTGGCCCCACGAGTGACGCAACGAACGACCGACCGCCCTGGGTCGAATTGGCAAACAGGAAGTCGCCATACAGACCCATCGCCCCGCCCTTGAGCATGGAAGCGATGCCGAAGCGCAGGCCAGGGACGCCGAGCGTTCCATCGTCGGTGATGTCCTTCGGGTCGCGGCCGCTGGCCACCTCGTTGAGCTGAATGGCCATGCCGCCCAATACGGTGGTGGTGGCGACCAAGGCGCCGATATACCCCGCTTTGCCCCAGCCTTCCTGGGCCATACCCCGGCGACCATGCCGCATCACCATGCCGATGGAGAATGACTTGAACTGCCAGAAAGAACGCTGTAGCTCCCCTTTCCAGGTGCCGCGCTCAACGCCGCCGTGCATCATTGCCTTCTCGCGGGCGCCTGGCTCGATGATCGCCATGTTCGTTTCATCCAGCACGGTGCCCAGCAGCTTGGTGGCGGCCTGATCCTTGAGGCGCTGCGGGGTTGTGTTGAGCTGCTGCGCCAGCGGCGCCAGGTCAGCGTCCTTGATGCGGTAGATGCTGTTCGCGGTCAGCACGGTGTCACCCACGCCGCGCCAGTCCTCGGGCTGGGCCAGGCGCCACACAGACCAATCCGTCTCGGTAACGCCCTGGCCGAGCAGGCGCTTGCTGTCGGCCGGGTCCATGGCTGCGATGGTCTGGTGCCGGCGGGACATGTCGCCGATGGTGTCCATCATGGTGGCGCCGAAAGCGCGTTGGGTGCCGGCGGTCAAAGCGTTGAGACCGGACGCCTGCATGACCTTGCTGGCAGCGGTCTGGCTGAACTTCGACACCCGACCCGATATCTGCTCGGTGGTGCCAAGGCCATCGGCGCCCCAGCGGTTCAGGCTGCCGATCAGTTGATTCAGGCCCAGGCCCGCACGCTGAGCCATTCGTCTATCAGCGGCGCTGGCGGGGTTGAGCATGCGGATCTCGTTGGCGAACACCTTCATCACCGGCATACCGTTCATGGAGGCGGTAAGGCCCAGCGTGCCCTGATCGGTTACCGACGTGAGGACAGCAGAGCCCAGGCGGCTGGCAACGTTCAGCGCCCGGTAAGTCTCGAATCCGTTGGCCAGGGCAGCAGATGCTGGTGGCTCGCGAGTACCTGCAACTTCCTCGTACAGGCGCTCGACCTTTTTGCGCTGCTTGGCGGCCTTGTCTGCCCGTTTCGGATCGGCCTCGATCGTCACCTTTTCCCCCTCGTCGAGGAAGTAACGCATCTGGTTGTTGGGGTTGGGCCCGAGGTTTTCGACCAGGGCAATATCCCGGGAAGCGCGGTCGACGTGACCGATCAGCAGTTCCAGCAGGTTGCGCTCGCCGTAGGCCTTCTGGGCAGCAATGAACGACTCGGCGTCTTTGTAGTGGATCTGGCGCGACTCGCTCCCGCGGTTGGCCCGCATGCCGTTGCCGGCGACATTGCCCGGCTCCAGCTTGTTCACACCGCCAGTGGCCAGCGTGGTCCACGCGTGATTGAGGAAGTCGGTTAGCTCGGCATCGTTCATCGGCGTGCCGTCTTCTTTCAGGTATTTGGCGCGATTCGCCCAATTCACGTGGTCGCCCACCCACTTGGCCTGGTCCTTGGCCACCTTGACCTGCGAGTGGTCGCGCGGCATCGACCAGTCTTCAAGGAAACCGACGTCGCCGCCGGCACGGTTGAAGCGCTGGCGCAGTTGCTCTGCGGTGTCCTTGAACTGTTTGGCCGCCGTCTTGGCCGCCGGTACGCCTGAATCCTCGCCGTGCAGCTCGCGCACCAGGGCAAGGTTCCCGGCTTCGTCCTGAAACAGGCCCATGAACTTGCCCTTGGTCACATCGATGACATCGAGCATCCCGCTCAGTGCGTCATCGCGGATCGCCCTGGTTGCCGACTCGATCGACAAGATCCCGCTCTTGCCGTCGCTGGAGAACGCCAGCAGCCGGTCGAGTCCCTCGAGCGGAGAATCCGGGAAGCGCTTCATGTAACTGTCAATGCGGTCGTGGGCCATGATCGTCAGGGCCACGC